ACAAAGTCTTCATAAGATGAAGCACTACCTTCGACAATAGCTTGCAAAAGATCAAATGGTGAGTTTTCTATCTCATCAAAATCTCCAACAAGATAGACACCTGTAATGGTTGAAGGTGTGACTTCTATTGCTGTGAAAGTTTGTGTTGCTTGTGAAGGTGTAGAACCAACAGTTTGAGATCCATTGGCAGGAATAGTTGTCTTGAAGAATCTTGCTCTATCCATACCTGCTTCGATTTTTTTGACTTTAGCAAATTCGAATACAGGTCTAAAAGATAAACCACCAGGAACGATTGCAACATCTGTGTCTAGGTCTTGTGTTGCGTGTGTACCTGAAATTGATACTGCTTCTTGTAGTTGTAGAGGGGAAGCTCTGAATGATTCAGTTACTTGACCACTTCTATCTCTTGTTTGTTTAGTGTTAATGGATCTTAAGCTTTCCAAGTTAATGTCAAACTCAAATTTACCATATTTTCTAAGTGATGGTGCCATGTTCTCGGCTACTGTTTTCCAAGAATGTACGCCATCTTCCAAACCTACTTGAGCTGTTGGTTTTCTAGTTTCAAGAGCCTTTAGGGATTTTTCAATGCTAGCTAGTTTCTTCTCTGTTGCAATAGATGTATTGGTTTGACCAATGTCATCAGTTTTGTCAGCAGTTGCTTGATTTGGCTCACAAATTCCTGAATCAGGATTAATAGAGTGTCCTTCTGGACAGCCCTCTACTTGTTGTTTGTCACCAACATCTGATCCATTACTGGCTAAATCGCCAATAGCAGAGTCAGCTTTTGGATCACCAAATGCAGATTCTTTAGCTACACATTTTCCTTGTGATACATCAAAAGATTGTCCTTCTGGACATTCTTTATCGTCAGCTTCTGTTTTTTTGTTACAGTCGCAAGGCATAACTAATTCTTTAAATGTTGGTTATATAAGGACTAACAATCATGTAAGGTTTTAATTTCCCTGTTGAAAAATGCTCCTTTGCTATCTGCACCCTCAAATGAATCAAATAATCTTTCAGATACTCTACAAAATGAATACGTTTTACCATTCAATATTATGTTCATTTGCCTTGATTCCCTATCCCATATTACATTACCCACGAATGATGATGAATGAGTAAAAGACCTAAATTCAGGATTTCCTACTGTGTCAGATTTTTGTCCACTATTGGTTGAATCTTCTATAAGGTAATGTTCTAGCTCTTTCCAATCATCGTTTAGTTCTTCTTTAAATTCAAATTTTTTCTTTTTCTTCTTGCCTACATCTGCTCTGCCATAATCGCCACTAAGGGCTACATCTTCATTGTTTAGTTTTTTTTTGAGTGTAGTTTGCCACAATCAGCACATTCTTCTACTTCTAAATGATCCATAACTTTATTTTTAAAGTTGGTAAAATCAGTTGTTGTAACACCTTCAACTTTGGCTACTGCGTCAGCCTCTAGTTCATGGTGATTACATTCTTTAATATAATTCTCGATAACTTTGACACTTGTTTCAGGCACACCAGGCGTTTCTGTAAGTGCTAGTCCTTCAGGTCTTAATCCAAATGGCATAGCAAAACAATCTGAATTACCGTTACAAATTTCTGTTACTTCTGTTGGTGTTGCTTCAATGCTTGTGAATAATAATTTGTTTCGTGCTACATTGGCACTTGCTTCATTAGTGATAGTGCCTTCATAATAGACAGTTTCTTGACTTGGGTTATAATGGAAAGTGACTTCACCAATTACGTTAGATGGATCATGTTCCCAATTTAACGGAACAGTAACACCGTCAAAGCGTTCCAATTCTTGTTTAGTATAAAGATTGTTATTCCTACTAATTCTAGGAATTAGTGCCACGCCAGTTATGTTAGCAGATTCATTAACGGAAGTATAAGCCTGTAAATTCAATAATTATTGTTGGTATTAGGTATTATAAGAATTAATAAAAAGAGAAAAAATAACAGTATTAACCGTTATTTGGGTTGATGAAATGATTAATGCATATCTCTTGATGTTGACAAATATCAACTTTTTTACAAATTATGCATTGATTTTTATGAGCATGAATATTTGATTCAGCCCATAAGTCTATGATTTGACTTCTTCTCATACCTTTTTATTGAAACAACTTCAATATAAATCGTTAAGGTTTAAAAAATTAAACCAAATGATGTATCTACATTCTTTTTGGTTTAACGAATAGGACGCCTACGCTAATAATAATATGATTAATTAAGTAAAAGTAACCATTAATTAATATTATAAGCTTAATGGTTAAACTTAGTCATTTCCTTTAATACAACTCATACAAAATAGTGCCAAGCCATCATCAAGAGAATATAATGGCTTGGTCTTTCTACATCTTTCGCATATATGAGGATAAACTCTAATCATTTCCTGATATTCATCTTTAACTAATATTCCACCATCACTATCAATGTTTCTAGTCAATTATTACACCTCATTGGGGAATAGTCATTTTGGTCTAACTGTCTAGCCAATACTCTAGCTTTGTAAGTATGGCATGGAAGGATTTTAGGCAAATGGATTCACTACCTTACCTTTTCTTCTATATTTTGCTATTACTGTGGCTATATGATTTCTAAATTCAATCGTATTTTTATCTGATTTAGATTCACCAATAAATGCAACTTCTGTTGATGAATCATCAACTACAATCCATGTTGTATAGGCTACAATTTTACCATTGTCCTCAACTTCAAACTGTCCTTTTTTAATCATAATATTTGCTATTGTTCTATCAATTTTTGTTGTATTCATACCTTTATTAGCAAACTACTTCAATATAAACCCTTAAGGTTAAAAAAAATTAAGTAAAAATACCACCTCAATGATAGGAAACAAAACCTATGACGCTCTCACGAAACGTGTCTTGGTGGTAGCCTAAGATGGGTATCTTTTTCAGGTATCTAGAATCCACAACTCAAGATATCCCATGACGGCTATGATATATTTGTCATTAGTGCTTTATTTAAACTATTGTTAAATTATATTTTGTAGGATTTCTACTGCTGTAAATGTAATACCCATACCTGCAATAATGATGTAAAATTTCCTGTCCTTGTTTGATTGCTTATCTTCCTGTTCTTTGAAATGTGTACTTAATTCATATTCGACCTTCATTAGTCGTTCACATAGTTTCTCTATTTTTTCTTCAAAGGTATCTAATCTGTCCAAGATCCTTTTAGTTAAATCATCAAATTCTGTCATTGACATTCACATCTTCGTTTGGTGCATAGTGCGTGTTGTCCTTCCTTGCACATCTTGCACATTATTTTTGGTTTGGCTCTTACTTGTGATATTTGCTTCACGTTTTCCTGAATAAATTTTTCTTGTTTTATGTCCTGTGCGTTTTTGGCTACTGTTGCTTGTACGTCTTGATTAGCTTTAATCTCATCATCATCAGGCAATTCCATTCCTGTGTTAACTCTTAGCCATTCTCTTGATTCACCTTTGGTCATAATACCTTGTGTAGATAAATCCTTAACCTGTGCCACTTCCAACTCGATAATATTCTGTGAAGTAAATGCTACGTCACATTCCTCTACCTCTGGATCATATCCGTTTTGGATTAGTATGTTGTCAAATAGTTCTACCTTTAGTTTGTTAGCCAAATATCTCTGATAACCCCTTACCCTTTTCATTACAATGTTATCTGTTGTTTCAGATGAAGCTCTGCTTGTGAAGTCACCTGTCATAATATCGTGTGGGAATTGCGTACCAAGCTCGAATACTTTTTCCAAGTGTTGAATATAATCTGTATATTTGCTGTTGCCCTGTGTTTCAAAAAATTCTATTTCAGGTTTAATCTTTTGCACACGTTTGTCACCTGGCTTGTACTTTTGCCATCTGACTGCCTCTTTTTCTAGATACGGATCACTAGCACCTGGATATGTAATTGTAGTAATTGGGTATGCATTGTTTAATATGATTGCTGACATAGCGTCTTCAACACCCCACATGATTTCAATTAGTGGTGCTGTTGTTCTGTTTCCTATTGTTCTTGGAATGGCTAGTGAATAAAATAATGACTTGCCCCATGCTTGTTTAGAATAGTTTGTTAAGTTAAATTCGATAAATTTGCCTAGCTTTCCCTCACCTAATTTTGATGTTTGTCCGTTGTTTGTTCTATGCTCGTAGTATTTCAATTCACCAAACTCGTTACGGTTTTTTGATATGATGGTTTGCATATCCACTTCCTCTACGTCTTGTATGTCATTCTCATCTAGTTTCTCAAGTATTGAGTTTCCTGTGATTAGACAGGTAGTGACCATATTTTCAAATTTGTCATAAAAGTTGGTATCTCTAATCCATTCGTTTAACACATCTGTTGCTGATTCTGACTTGCAGGTAACGTTCATTTCTGTACCTGTAATTAATTCTGAATAAGATGATACTGCTATTTGTAATTGTGGTGTCCTGTCATGATATTTAATCAACTGTTCAAAGGTGACCTGTATTGGCTGTTCACGCTGATAATCTGATCTTACTATCTTTGCCAATGGCACTTTGGATTCCTTGACCATGTTTTCTTCAATGTCGTAATTAATTGGGTTTCCTATTGCGTCAATCATGCTGTTGCACCTTCAACTATCATTAGTTCCTGTCTATTTAATGTTGATTCCCTAGCACCTGACTTGGACAATTCTATCTTCACATTGTATAATCCTGGTGGTGGTATCTCATTCTCTGCTACTGCGTATGAAAATGTGCCACCTGTTGCAGATACGATACTTCCTACCTTGTTAAAGTAATCACCCCATCTGTGATTCTTGGTTAGTCTAATTGTAATTGTATATCCTGTTAAGTTTGCTTTTCTTGTAAATTTCTGATCTGTATAAATTGTTCCTGTTAGTTTGTTTGTGTCACTAAAGTCACCCCTAAACCATTTTGGCTGATCCATTATAAGATAAAGACCGTATGCCAACTAATCACTACCACGATTATTAACGGAAGTAATATTCAGATTTAATAATAATGGATTCATAATGTAATTTGTTAATTATCTTATATATAATAGAATAAATTAATCGGGTATGGGTAAGCCACCTTTGGCTCTAAACCAATCTTGAACCATTCTTCTTGTGTAGTGCATTACAGTTATCGGATCATTGTCCTTTGATTCCTTTAACTCTTTTTCTTTTTCCCTAACTGCGTCTAATAAGTTAGTAACAGATTTCATATATAATAGCATTAATTCTTCTTGTGTCTTTGGGCTGTTATTCATATTCTAATACCCACCCATCACGCTTATATTTCTTGCCTCTAAACTCAAAACACTTTGAACAAACATGAAAATCCTTAGTCAACTTTTTCCTTTGGCTTTGCTTCAATAATGGTAGTAATTACAGATGTTGGTATGGTGTCCAGGTCTTTTATTTCCTCTTTAATCTTATCTAATTTGCCCTCTTTTTCTTTGTATAATCTATATCCATCTTTTAATTGATTAAATGATTTGACATATTCAGCATAGGAATTGGCAAACAAAGTGGCTAATTCTACCTTTGAACATCTGCCTATTGTTTTGCCTGTTGCTTTAACTATAAATTCTGCTAGTCTTGGATCATTCATTCTATTACCTCTGTGTTTATTGAAATGCCATCCTTGCTTTTAGGTTTATCGGTTTCATCTTCCTTGACTAATCTATCTGACATAATATCATAGTGACCATAATCAAACTCTTTAAGATCCCAACAGCACATGATAAAGCAATCTAACACATCTGCGTTTAGTTCTGACTTGTCTATGCCACCCTTAATATCAAATTGTGCCGCTCTCATCTGTGCCAACAGTTTAGTATGATTTGGGTGTACTCTTACCTTGCCATTCTTAACCATCTGCGAGGCATTGATTGTCATTTTACTTCTTAACGATTGCATATTGGCTGATTCATGATCCCTTATCTGTAATCCAAAGTTGATAGGTAGGGCAGGAATGCCTCTTTCTTCAAGGTCACGAATGAATCCAGGGTGGGCTGAATCTATCTTACAGTTGTCATTATATCTATGAGCCATATCTTCCATTACATCTAACATGGCACTTGGCGATGGTCTTGGAAATTCATTAGCCTCTGTTACATACAATAAATTATCTCGTATTTCCCCCCCTAATACACCAAAGTTTGACGAGCCAAAAGCAGGATCACCATAACAGCCACCCCTGCCACCTATTACATTCAAATCATAATCTTCTATAATTTCCTCAATACCCCTCGAAGATATCTCCAGAGCCAAAATCCATATTTCAAATTATATTCACGTTCGAAGCTTGGTGATTTCTTAGCAGTTTCTATATCTTCGGGTTTGAATACCTTGTTTAACCCTATTGTATAATCCATCTGCTTCATTACATATCCATTATCCTTCTCATCTTCCATACGTTCAAATAATCCACCTGGCAAATTGGGAGTGCTGATAAGCAAGATAAATGGATTGGTTTTAGGAATGTATCTTTCTGCTACTGTTCGTGTCTTCATCTTGGTATCTGTTTAGGAAAGAAATCAGCCTCATCAAGCATGACAATTTTTGGATTTAATCCCCTTGCAGGTGACAAGTGGTTGGTTGGAAATGCCTCTATTCTACACCCATTAAGAATACATACTGATTCTTTGGTCTTAAATTCATGATTGAACAATGATTTTAATCTACCTACTACCTTGTTTGTCAGGTCTTGGTTTGCTCCTGTAATAATTACTGCTGTTACATCTACTTGGGTATCTTTCCAATGATCATCTTTAAGGCAGTTCCAGGCAATCCATCTGATCGTCCACTCAGTGATCCCAAGTCCAGTTGCTTTCTTCACCCATAGTTTTTTGTTATTATCTAGGATAGATGTTAATTCTTTCTCATAGTCATAATACTCTAACTTGTTTGGTAATGCTTCCCAAAACTCTTGAAATGTTAATCCCCTATATTCAGGAAAATCAACAAATTCTTCCTCAAGTTCCTTCTGCTGTTGTTCCCAAACTGGATAAATTGATACTTCCTTTTCCATCGTCCTTCTGTATTATATGTTTAGTTGCTTCATAATAAGCCGATAGGTAAGGTTGCATCTCTCTTATCTCTCGAAGTATTCTTAATGCTACATCAGGTTTTCCTAGATGAACCTTCCAATAGTTTTTCCATAGTAATTCTTGAACCAATTCTAAGTTGTCTATACGTTCCAAGTGTTGATCTACAAATCCATATTTGCCTATTTCATGTAATCTGCTTAGTTTGTCTTTATCAAGTTGACCTTTAACTTTGTAGTAATGCTGTATGCTTATAGTAATACCATGAGCTTGTAGGTATGCTATTGCATCTTTTCCTTTTAATCTCATTCGTATTGTTTGTAATACAAGTTCCTCAGTATCATTCATCAGGCATAAAATGATAGGTTTAGTATCATTTAGTAACTAATTCTTCCATTGAATTATACATTTACGACATATCCAAGAGCCATCTATCTCATCAAGGTCAACGTTTACAGATGAATTACAATTAATACACTTAATCATATTCTTGAAACACTTCTGGCTCATATTCATCATCTAAGAATCCTTCACAACCGTCACAATGCTTCATATTACAGGCTGTTGCTATATACCCATCTGCGTCATATACTATATCTTCCTCATCTAAGTGATCTGACCAAGCGTGACCACATCTACCACAGGCAGGATCATCAGGCTCTAGCATACTATCTGTTATTCCAGGTGGTAAACTACTCATTTTTCAATCCCTCGTATTCGTATTGTGCTAAATGATTCATGCATAATGCACAACCATACCAACTACATGATTTTCTTATTATTTTTTGTTTTACCCTATACCAAAAATGACCATCATTAAGACTTTGATAAAATTGTCGTCTTTCATATCTATTCATTTTTTAATCCTTCCTCTAGATTTGATTGGAATATGTCGTCAAACCATGCCTCTTTGCATTTATCTGAACACCATAATAGTTCATCGTGACTACTGCATGGATTACCATAGCCACAATCCCATTTTTCGTCACACTCTGCACATCTATGAATCATTGTTATATTCCTTTACTTTATCTGCAATATGTTCTTTTACTTTTTGATATGATACTTTGTCAAGGTCAAAATCAAATGAGAAATAGTCAACTGTTAGTTTTTCATCATTCTCATATTCTTTTTTCCAATATACATTTACGCCATGTGTGGTATCATACCATTCAAAAACGTACTCTGGACATTCTTCTTCATAAAAAAGGATTTTAGACATTATGCTTCAATGTCCTTTTCTTTGACTTTATGACCTTGCATTATTAGGTTTTGAACCCAAGTATTTTCCATAAACTCTTTGATTTCTGCGTGATCCTCTGAATAGAAGTTCATGTAATCATTTTGCATTTCTCTATATGTAATGATTTCTTGTTCTACTTTGAACAATATATCTGGATCTTTCATCATATCACCGTTTTGTTCGCCATAGTGGCACATTGAAACAAACGTTGATTCACCACTTTGCCAAGTTTCTACTGTCAAGTCCATATAGCCTCTTGAGGCTAGTTTGTAGGAATTATGACCTTGTAAAAATATGTCTATCCCAACGTTGTTTAGATATTCAGTAGGTTTCAAAGTGTTCCTGCCCTCGTATGACCATTTTTGTTCACGCCACTAACTATATCGGTTTTAACAAATGTCCAAGTGTTTTTAAAATGCTTTTCGATTTGTTTTAAATTACCTGTATAACCACATTCGCAGGTAATTTTGTCATCTGTAAAGATTACATTTTTCATACCTTTATTAGCAAACATGAAGGATATAATGGTTTGGTCACTTGATTAGATTATGTTTGATTAAAATTTCATTAGGTCGTTTTGGGTTGTCAGATATTAATTCACCCCATTTCTTTTTTAGTGTGTTGATACTATTCTGTTCAACTTCTGACGTTCTATAATCTACCACCCCACCTGCATTACTATAATGATCAAAATTAGCTAATATTGTGTCACATCTAGTTACACCACCAAATTTTTTGATATGTTGTAGTGTATAATCATAATCCTCTTTTGTCTTAAATGATTCATCAAAGTATAATTCGCATGGTTTAACCATACACATTGAGGCAATTATGAAATGTTTTAATTGTATTGGTTTGTTTGGATTACAATAAAATGCGTTATGTGTTGGACTTACACCTGCTAATTTTAATCTTGTACTGTTTAATGATCTATACATAATATCTATTGCCTCAGTTAATGTAATATTCCTGGTGGTTTTTTTACCATTATCAATGTAACATTCTTTCAAACCTTTAATATCATCATCAATCATTACAGCAATTTTATCCTGTTTCCAGGAATCTTTTAGTATTTTATTCCTTGATTCACACAAATTACCCCCCACTATTACATCTGTTTCATAATCATCTTTGTCTTTTTTATCACCAACATACCAATTTAAAGGCACATTAACACATTTGTTCATTTTTGACACGTTTAATGGTCGTCTATGTGATATTACACATACATTAAATTTATCTAGATTCATTATTCCTCATTTTATCATACCTGTCTTGATTCCTTTGTGTCTTAACTCGTTTGATTCTTTCAAGTTCTTCTTTTGGTGTAGTACATTTCCACATTTGTGACAAACTGTAATAGACTAAAGTAAATCTATATGATTCTGGGGATAAGTATTGAATAGGCGTTACACCATGAAGTATTTTTTGTACCATCGAATAGTGTTACAGTTGAATCATCTATTTCCAATCCCAGATTATATTCAGGCAATGACAATCTTCCACCCTCTATTTTGTTTCTAAATGCTATCATATTGCTAAACACTTCTTTGAAATTACCTCTATCGTAATGGTAGTTTAATTGATTATTCTTGTTAATAATGCCTGATGTAAATGGTGATCTTCCTAATATCCAATCAGGTTTTACATTTTCTGCCACAATTTTACTGTGTTTGTCATACATTTCTGGACACATTTCTTTATACAAGTCACCTAATTTATCGCCATAATCACAAACAACTTTGTGGCTTGTTGGGTTTTCTCTTGCCAAAGCTGGTGTACTACAATAATCATTTTGATGTGGAATCCTTGACATATACCCAAATATTTTATCGAAAGTTTTTAGTCCACCTGCCCTTCTTCCCTTACTGTATTTGATATTCATAATTGAATCTCTCAATTCTTCAACAGCTTCTTTTAATTTCATATAAACGAGAATTATTTCCCCTGTATCTTCATCTTTTACTACTGTATTTTCATTAAGTAATATTTCAAAATCTGTTTCTTTAACATCTTTCATAAAGAATTTATCAGGCTCGAATGAGCTGTTTTGTTTAAGGGTGATTTCTTTCATATTCTTTGTAAAATTCCATAAACATATCAGTATGATTATCAATATTTAATTGTTCCATATACTTGTCGAATTTTGGTATAAATTTTTCATAATCATCATTACTGAAATATAATATCATTTGTTTAATTGTGCCTGTCAGATAATTTTCTGCTGTTTTATGGGTTGCTTCTGATTCCCTATCTTCATCATATTTATTTGATGGTGGATTAATTACCTTGTCAAAATCTGATATATTTACTGCCAAAAGATTAGTAAAATCATTCAATCTTCCTGCGTCATTAATCATCTTAAATTCCTCTTTGTCTTTAAGTGGGTCATGTTCACCCCTTAATTTGTTCATTAACTGTCTTAATATTTTCTTGTTGATAGTGTCAACATTGATAACATAAGCAGGGATTGTTTCCTTTTTTAGTTCCTTATACACCGTCACTCTATGCTCACCGTCAATAACTTCGAGTTTTTTGTTTAATATTACAGGTGCTAAGAATCCAAACTTTTTGATTGTTGCTTTAAGTGCCACCATTTGTTCAGGCGTTAATACATTAGGATTTGTTTCATCAAACTTAATATCATTTACAGGAATATCTTGTAACGGTATTTCTTTTACCATGATTGAAACAATAACAACTTGCTCATAAACATTGCTATGATTATTACTGCCAATATTGCACCTAACAATGTTGCTATAATATCATTTACTTCTACAACACCTTTGCCTGTGTAGCCATCATACCACTCCTTACCAAATGCAAAGATGAATCCTAGTAATAGAAATGGTGTGAATACTATACCTGTCATGCTTAACAAGAATCCTGCTACAAAATGTAATATCTTATCATTCATTAGGTGGATCAATTCTTGGGAATGTTATTGCAATATTATCTGTATAATCTCTTAACCAACCAACTTCAATACTATGTTCACCATGAGCTTCATGTGTGGCAATAGCGTCATAAAGGACTCTAGTGATTGCTTGAGTAACAAATTTCCATACCTGATCTTCTGTATAGAGTTTTAAATCTCTATTTTGTGGCATAATATACTGTATAAACTGTTATTATGATTAAAGATGAAATAACGTATATAAAATTCAACGCCTAACTGCTAGATATAGCCAACGTTTGACTATATTGTAAAAACTGTATCTATCCCATACCCTTTGACCATATTTTACCCTAATTCTGTATATATCACGATCAGATAAGTCAAGATTTTTTACTGAATAATATGCGTCCATTACATCACTACCGTCTTTTGCTCCTGTAACATCATGTCTTAATCCTAGTGTGTGTCCTAGTTCATGGATAAGTACTGCATACAAATTATAAGTTTTTAGTATGTTTTCTGGATATGATACATTCTCTACAAGACCTTTTTTGATTGCGTCTTTTCCTTTGATACCCCTACCTTTTAGATCCCAGATGTATGAGGCATTGAACACAACTTGTCCTGATACGTTTCCCTGTCCAGGAAAATATGCATAAGCTAGTACAGATGGTCTATCCTTGAAATAATTATCCTCATCTTTTGTTGCAAATCTTATTTCTATATCTGCTTGAGTTTTCCATGCTGATTTGAACTTTAATGGTATCTCAAAATTCCATGTTGATATTGCAAGGTTTACTGCCCTTTTTAATTGTCGTTTAGATATTAATTTTAATGATTCATGGTATTCTACATCATAAGTTAGTATGTCTTTTTCCCACTTGTGTTGCCATTCTGTTTGTTCTAAAAATTCAATCTTGCCATTAACTTCGTTATGTGCTATGATACAATCAGGTTTCATATAAAAAAATAAAAAATACCTAAAAAGAGTAGTATTAGGCTTTGTTATCTGCTTTATGCTTAACATAATCTGCACCAATTAACAGAGCAACTGGAGCGAGTAATGCGATGGCAACAGTATCGTCTAGGGCAATTTTGTCAAGACCTGTCCAAAGTGCTACAAGTCCACCATAAATTCCTAGTCCATAATATCTTAGGTTTCCCGATGACATAATTATCGATTAAATTTGTAGTATATATTAGTATTAATTGTATTTGATAACAGGAATATCTATGCCTAATTCTTTTGAGGCACGATAAAGTGCTATATTGTAATTCATATCGTGACTAATATCTGTAAAACATTTTGGACATGATCGCAAATATAATGGATATGTGTCCTCTGTTTCAAAAAATGCTCTTACTTTTGGCTCACGCAATAATCCAATACTTCCATATTTTTCTGAATAGTCCATCAGTTGTGCTATCCTGGCTATTGTTTCACCTGTTTCAATCATAAATGTTCCCATGATTTTCTCATACTCACCAAAGTCACGCCTTAAATCTACCATGCCTTTTGAGTTTTCTATGTTAGCCCACATCTTTGCATATTCACCTAGCTTTAATTCCACGTTACCTATCTCATTATCAATGATTTCCTGAACCTCATCAGATTTGTTGTATCTGTCTATCAGAGTTTCAAAAGTTAGATGAAATTTGTTTGCTAGTTTGCTACATGATTTGAGATAAATTAATTCTCTTGTATCTTTGTTCAATTTTGGTTTTAATGGTTTTTGCACAATGTTCTCTTTTTTATTTTCTTTTGCCCTTTGTTCGACACCATTAATTTTAATTTCGTTAAACTGATTTTTTTCTATTGTTATAGATGGATCATCTGTTTCTATTATTTTCCATTTTTGTTTTTCTAATTCGGACACGTTGTCCGTTTTGTTATAGTTCTGTTTGTAATTATCAGGAAGGCTTCTGCGTATGTGTCTATCACTTACGCTTATACCTTCTTTATTTAATTGTGCATATAGATAAGCACTAATTCCATTGACTTTAATATCAATCATTTTATATTTAATTTGATTATTAACAATTTCAGCACATTTTTCTAAGTAATCTTTAAGTGTATGCTTTTCCCATTTTTCATAATCATCTCTAAACTGTCTTAATGTATCACGCCATTGATTCAATAAAAATTCTGAATCTGACACAAATTAGTATTTAAATGGTAACTAATAAAGTTGTTGCAACATACTTAAATACGATAAAAACTTATAAGGAATGATAGAAATGAGCCAAGTATTTACAATACATGACGCAAAACTATGTGAGAATTGTAATGAACCTATGAAAGAAATGCAAGTCAATACTTACATCTGTCTTTGCTGTGGTTTGACAGAAGATTAGATTTGTTCTACTTCCTCGTCAATAAAGACCTTGCCACGTTTATGACCTTCTAACGTTGATTTATCCCATATATCAAAGGTATGTGTTACAATGTCTTTTTCTTCAATATCACCAATATCTTCTTTTGTTTTGATAATCTTTTTTGTATCTTGGTTTCCATATTCAACCGTTATATCTCTGATTAATTTGCCTTTGTCTTTTTGTGTACTTGCTTCTGCAATATGAAGTCTAACACGAAAGAATGGTGTTGCGTCAAAATCAGTCATGGTTAACCTCATTGATTTTGTCAATTTGCTCTAAAGCAAATACTGATCCTCTACTGAGCAAGGTCATGCTATATCTGGCTTCTGAAAAATTACCTTTATACATGAATCCTTTAGCTCGTTCTGCCAATGCGATTAATTCATCAACTGCTTTGATGGCTTTCATCTCATTAACATATTTTATCTGTTCTTGATTCATACTATATTATTCTATCAGTTCAATATAAGTTAATCCTCATCTTCATAGTCGTCAGAATTATCCCACCAATCAGGAAAATCAGGGTGATTAGGAAAACTCATCATATAGTATTACCAACATATTGAATAAATGTTCTAATTCTATACTTGTTAATTCTTCATCTTTTGTGACTAGGCTGATTAGATATACTGTATCGTCTAAATCAATCTTCATCATCATCATATTCCTCTTGGTTTTCTCTTACTATATCATCATAGATTACCCTAAAAAGATTGAAGGTTTTCTCATCTTCCTTTGATGGGTGTTTGTCCTTGAAGGCTAAATTATACCACCTTAGAATACTTGCATAGTGTTCCTCATAGATACCTACGTCATGGTCTATTCTAGTATTACCCATGTTGGCTCACTTTGTTATTGTATGCGTCAAAAGATACTGTCCAAGTTCCAGGCTTGGAAGTTTGTAATTTATTGCCCTTTTGCTCAAACCATTGATCAACGTTATTTCTAACTGCTGATGTGAAACAGCCTGAATTTACTAAAATTTGTTCCTTAGAATCCCATGAATTTTTCTTATCGTTATAAAAGAAAGTATCACGCTTGATACCCATTGGATCATGCAAGTGACCCATCTGATAAATATCTGCTTCACAATTAACTGTAAGATTTTCTAATGCTCGAAGTGTACCACCACCACCTGCACCATGATTAACAAACAATGTCTTTTTCATCATTGATTTATCTTTGAATCTAATATCTAATCTAACAAAACCTTTTGAGCCTAAAAATGTCATATTGTTTAATTTACAGTATCTTTTCATGTCACCTTCCGTTACTACTCTTGACTTATATTCGTGATTTCCCCATTGTAGATACCATATTTTTTCCATGCCATAGTTCTTTGTATAATAATCCTGTTCCTCAAATAATTCTGCACATCTTTCGTCAAACTCATCTTGTTGCTCTGCTAATGTCCTTAGTCCTACTGCCTCATCTTTGAATCTTGGATCACCTGGAAGTATTAAATCAAGCTGATCACCACCAAAAGATGTGAATCTATATGGATCATCTAAAATATCCTTGATTCTTCTTTCAAACAAATCCTCTTGAAAGTTGGTATTGCCAATATGAATATCTGATAAGTTTTCCCA